CCGGGTGTGAAAATGCTAGCCCCGTTGGAACAAAGCGTTGCTCTGTCTCCAAACGGACCAAGGCAAACCTCGCGTTTGTCGTCCATGTCCTGCAGCTGGAGGGTCTGTGCGCAATGACAGATTTTCCTGGCTTCAAAGGGAACAACTGTACGGAGGTGGTGGAGGAGTGGGAGGCCTACTCCGGGAAGCTAAAGCGGAACGCGTCCGGTACCAAGGGTCTGGTCCTGTCTGGTGCTCTGAAAGGAGCTAAGCGGGTCTTTGATGAGCCCTGCCGTGTTTGCGATCCGCCCCGGGCGGCCGCGGGAAAGAAGGTCTGGAGAGACAAGATGACCGTGACTGAAAGGTTCACGGAACCCGCCGTTCTGGATGAAATCCGTTCGAGGGTCAGGTGTCTCATGGGAAAAGGATGGTATCGATCAAGGAGTGGGTGCGTGGTGCCTACTAGGGAGGGGTGCTTGGAAAACCGCAAAGGATTGGGCGGCTCGACCACTGTGTTGAGGCTGTATGACCCGGCTCCTGCCGTCGCGGATTGTCCGAGAGAGAGTGAACGTGTCGACGTCTGTCGTCTTGGCGTTGCCAAGGGGAAAGGGAAGTTTCGTGTCGTGACAATGCAGAGCGCACGCGCCAAGCGTTATTTACGCGAGGTGCACGAGTGCGCCTACGACCGACTTTCCGAGTACCCCTGGCTTGTCGTCGGTGACGTTCAGAAGGAAGACTTCCTCTCTGTCGCTTCGGACTTGAAGCCCGGTGAAAAGATCGTGTCTGGAGATTACGAGGCCTCGACTGACAATTTAAATCGAGACGCCGTCTACGCCGTAGTAGACGTCCTAGCGGAGGACCTGCCCCCTTTCTTGGCAGACATGCTAAGGGAGAGTTTCCGCCGGGTGAAGCTCAAAGGGAAGAACGCTGTGGAGGTACTCCGTGGGAGTATGATGGGCAACCTGTGCTCGTTTGTCGTTCTGTGCCTGTTGAACCGTGTCTGCTATGACATGGCTAGGGGATCTCCGATTTCGGGGATAAGGAGCGGCATGACGGGTACTCGCCCTGTCAGAATCAACGGAGATGACATCATGTTTGCCGGGAGCGACGAGATGTACCGCAGATGGATTGAGGCGACTTCGGCAGTCGGCTTTGTTATTAACGAGGAGAAGACCACACGGTCGACTCAGATCGCTGAGCTTAACTCTACTTCGTACGTCAAGTGGAGTAACAGGATCTTGAGAAGACTTTGCTTCGGGTTCCTCGCAAAGACCGTCGAGAGTAAGCCCCTTTCCGTCGTGGGCGGGATCTTTGACCTTGCCGGCAAGGTGTCCTACGCGACAGCAGTGTTCATCCTGACAAATCCGTTGATCCAAAGGAAATTCGCGGGTTCCCAGATTGAACCGTCCCAAGTACCAAAGAGGTGGCGTTCCCTGTTGGTGAAGCGCCCCTGGTTTCGGCTTCGGCTGTTACAGGGGGTGTCTGAGACAGGCCCTGAACGCACCGTGCCTATGGTGCCTGGCCCTCAGTTCCGGTACCCTTCAGATCCGACGTTCTGGCCGTTGCGTGCGGCCAGGTTACACGTCGCTGAAGAAGTGGCCCGCCGGGAAATTTCAAAGGAGTGGCGGGGGAAGTGTCCCCCGATGTCGCGGGATCTGGACCTCCCGAAGGGTCGGTGGGGATGGCGTCGACTTCGGTTACGCTGGACGAAACCCAGGCCTGTGCGGATGTGGGTGGCCC